AGTTACTTAATCCGGACGAACCGTGCCCCATCCACAACATCACCATAAAGGAGTGTGACTACTGTCGGCAGCGATTCATGAAGCAGGACGAGGAAAGTTAGAGCATCCAGCAGTGGGGGAGGCATTCTCCTCCCCCACCCTAAAGCGCAAGGTGAGCGAGAAGGCCATCCAGACCAAGCTCCAATACGGCGAGCCGGAAACACAGCCCCAGCTCAAAGCCTACGAGGCCCTCTCCAAAAAACAGGGGTACTATCGCAAGGTGTCCTGGCACGGAATTCGTATCTGGCGATACCAAGATAGTGCCTGGATGAGCGAAGAAGCTGCCTACGCTCACCTCTTAAGAAAGGAGGAGCAATCCCACAGGAAGCAGACCACCACAGAGACCCAATCTTTACAACCCCGCATACTGTAGAGCAGATAGAACCCATCAGAATGCTCGCCCTCGATGGGCTCTACGAACTCATGTGCGTCGACAACTACGTCACCTCACACAAAAGACTCATCAACTCCTACAAGTGCGAGGAGTGTCACTACGCCATCACCACCGTGGACAAACACGTAGGCGACACGCCCTTCAAAACAATCTGCCTCGCTCCCTCCCCATGCAGAGGGACCATGGTGTCTTCCGCTTATAGGGGGTGTAATCATGTAGACACTTACGAAGGGCAAATCACCCATGAGTGGTATCGTCCTCTCTCGTCTCTCGAGTGCTCTCTCGTCCGCGACGAAATTCACCGCGCCGTCGAACGCGATATCGAGCATCTCTCATCTCAGCTAAAAACAGTGGAGGAGCGAGACCTCGAGCGAACCAAACTACTCTCAGACTACTCAAGCTGGCTGACCTCCGGAGGTCTGCACATCCGAGCCTTCACCGGCAAACCACAGCCGAGGGAGTTCCTGAACGACCTCCTAAAGTCCGCCCCAGGAGAACCAGAGGACCTCATCGCAGGAGACGACTCCTAGAGACGACGACACCACGGGACGGCTAAAACCCACCGCATCGCTGCCGAGCAAAAGGCATTACGCCCTTTTGCGTGCAATGGACCCTCGCGTCCGCGAGGGATCTCATTGCAAGTCGGCAGCGATGCTACTCAGCTAATGAACTTACCGACCACAGCCGCCCGCTTCGCGAGCTGCTGTCAAGGGCAGACCGGTGGATGGACAGATTTGGCCTGCCCTTTTAAACCCTAACCGTTCTCTCTCTCTCAAGTCCTTTGATCGTAGGGGTTACGTCGAGAAGTAAAATCTCCTGCCCCGCGACCGCAATTTCAAAATTTTTCCTGATAGCACCTTGCAGGGGAAAATTTTTGAAATTACTACCCACCTAATCCCCCCACGCATCCAGAGAACAAGAGCCCTCCCCCCATCTGCCACCAGATTTGACATCTCTCCTACACCCCAATCCCCAGGACTTGTTAAAGAGAGGTTAGACCGACCTCTCGCGTCAACAGAAAGGAGTCTGTTATGCGGACCCAGACAATGCAGGAGCAGGTCGTGGAGCTGGTGGGCGAGATGGTGCTGGCCAAGCTACACAAGACGCCGGTCGTTGAGGAGAACATCCTCGCCACGTCGATCTACACCCAGCACGGCCAGTCCACAGCCGATCAGGCGTGGGAGCGCCACACGACCACCAAGACCGTACCGGCCCGCGTGGTCCGTCAGGTCCTCAAGACCCTCGGCCGCGCCGGCGAGATTCGGAAGGTCGGATACGACGGACGCCAGTACATAGTCCTCGCCCGACAAGGCGTCAACGCCACCCACGGCGTTGCCCGGGCCCACGGCGAAGCCGAGTCCTCCTGGATCAGGAGCGACGCCAGGACCCGCCGCGCCCGCTTCGGACGCGACACGGAGCTGGAGTACGCCCACCAGATGCCGCTCACCGACGTAGACATTCACGCCTCAGAGCGCATCGACGCCTACACGGCGGAAGGCTCCACGGCAGACTCGCCCCTCGAGGCAGAGCTGCCCAGCTGGAGCGCATCGGAGCCTCGCGTGGCTTCGAGCCTCAATCCCGGCTACGACCAGCGTACGCAGAAGCGGATCGACTTCCAGATCCGCCGCGGCCTCGGCAGCGTCAACGCACAGCGCGCAGACCGCCAGGCCAAGCGCCAGTGGCTCGAAACTCCCGAGGGACAGCGCTGGCTCGCCCTCCAGGAAGTCAAGCGCACCGAGCGCGCACACTTCGTGGACGAGTTCGGAGTCACCTGGAACAACGAAGCCGAGGCTTACGAAGCCTACGTTGGCGACGAGCCCGGCCAGCCCACCATCCCGACCTCGCCCGACGAGGTATCCAAGCTGGAGGACCTGGAGCTGCCCATCGGGTAGCTCCACCTCCCACATGAGAGGAGAACATCATGCACGACGACATAGACATCAGGCCCATAGGACGGCGCGACACCGTCGCCGACGTCCTGGATATAATCCGGATTCGGTCCACCATCAGGACCATCAGGGATGCCACCGACCAGATCAACAGGCGTCAGGGCATCTACAGGGTGGGAGTGCCTAGACAGCACGTTATCGACCTGATCGAAAACGACGAAGTAGACAGCGCCGCCGGAAGGTAGCACTGACGCTGCATCGGGAGGCTCGCACGGCTAACGCCGGCGAGCCTCCCTTTTTTTGTGCTCGAAGTCGCACCTCAGTGCCCTACGCACCCTCGCGTGTCAAGGCAAAGTGCACGCCTTGACACGCCTCGGCGCTACGGGTCAATGGAAAATAATCTACTAAAGGAGCCGCCGATGAACGAGAGCCGAGGCAACTTATGGAGTCTCCCCGCCGACCTACGCGTGGTGACCACCAACGGATTCGTAAAGCGAAACGGCCAGGCCGTTATGGGCCGAGGCTGCGCCGAGGAACTCGCGGCGGCCTGTCCCCACGTACCCGCTAAACTCGGAGCCCTCCTTAGCACCTACGGCAATCGCCCCTTCCGGATCGCCGCCGTCAATGGAGCCCACGTCGCCACGCTTCCCGTTAAACACCACTGGCGCCAGAAGGCCGACATCGACCTGATTGTGGCCTCCATCCACTACCTAAAAGCCATGGTCATCAAGTTCGAATACCAGAACATACTCATACCTCGCCCAGGCTGCGGGAACGGTAAGTTGAGCTGGTCACAAGTGCGCCCCCGAATCGAGCCCCTACTAGACGATCGCTTCACCGTTGTGACTTTCTAAGTAGCTACGCTCCACTCCCCTGTCAAGACAAAACCGCCGTCTTGACAGGGTCCTTCCACTTCGCTGCAAAAGGAGGTTGTTAAGTACAAGAACAACCTCAAGGAGGTAGCGATGCCCAGCCACGCCGACCAGATGGAGCTCGAGCGCCAGCAAGCCGAACAACTCGAGAACATCCAGAACCACGCCACCCACTGCACCGACCCTCAGTGCTGTGGAGAGCCCCCCGACACACTGGAGGAAGCAGCATGATCTTCGAGGCCCAAGACAAACTCGGCCCCATCCAGGTGTCCGACCTCACCGTCCACATCCACCGCCTCGGCGTCAAGCTCGCGGCCGAGGGAGGTACTCACCTCCCCCACACCTCGCGCTTCCAACTCAAGCGCAACGGCAAACTCAAGAGCGTAGAAGCAACCCAGAGGAGGTACGCAGCATGAACCGATTCGAGGGACCGCTATTCGCCATCATCCTAGCCGTCACGCTGGTCTTGTTCATCTACACGGCGGAGCCCAACGAACCCAAGCCCCTACCCGTACACCAGCCCAGCTGCGCCGAGGCGCTCATGGCTCCCACGGACGGCAACTGCGCCCACTACGAACGAGAGCTGCTAGGACGCGGCTACGTCAAGCTACCCAACCACACCTACTACCTACCACCAGAGAGGAGAGACCACTAGGACAGCACATGCACTTCCCCTACTGGCTGATCTGGATCATCCTGATCTGGATCACCTACCGAGCAGCATCAGGCAAGACCACACTGCCCAGACCCAAGAAAGGAATCGACATGCTGAACCCGACCAGGACCATCCCCAACGACATGAGCGTCAAGAACATAAGGCGCTACCTTCAGGAGACCGAGGACCTCATCGAGAAGCTCTCCCTCACCAACAAGAGCAACGCCGGCAAAGCCTTCATCGCCATGCGCGAGCAGCTCAAAGAAGCCCTCGAAACCACCGAGGAGAACCAGGTGGAGGCCCCCGAGCGCCAGGCCGAGAACGACGGCCAGGGCCGCACCACGTTCAAGTTCGGCAACACCCCGCTCATCTGCGGCTTCAACGACAAGACCCAGCGCTACGAGGTCTACACCCGCAAGGGTACGTTCGTAGCCCACTCCTACAACAACCGCTTCAAGGCCATGTCCGCCTCCAGGCACCGCCTCACAGAGTGGAGCGACAAGAAGCGCCAGGGCGAGAGCCCCAAAAGCGAAGCAGCGTAACGCTCCCCCTCCTCGTGTTCACGAGGCTCGGACTAAATTCATCCAGCTTCATAACCGGGATAAGAGCAAACAACACTGCGACATTCGCTATCGCTTACAGGTAGTGCGAAGGCTCATCCCCATATAGAGTAGTAACCACCTCCCACCAGCGAATGCACTCAACACCAAACACGCTGGTGGGAGCCCCCCTGGAGGTCAACATGCCAGAATCAGAGAACGCCCGCCAAGAGCGCATCGACGCGGGACGAGCCAACATGGCTCACAACATGTCCGCACGCTCACTAGGAATCCTCTACTTGGGGATCAAAGAGCAAGCCGAGAAGCTTGGACTCACTCAGGAAGTCGAAGACGCCCACTACGAGGTCGACGCTTACTTCGGTAGCGAGATGGTCTCCATGGACGACGACGACGAAACGATGCTGAAGTTCACCCTCGCCGGTTCCCTGCTCATGCTCTCAGAAAGGATTCTCGAAGTCCGCGACGCTTGATTATCCCATCGGCCCGTTGCTCGCCAGCACACCTACCCGGCGAGAACGGGCCTTTTTTGTGCTCACTACCGCGCGTAGAATACGCCCCAGGACTTTCCTCAGAAAACAATTCATTGAACGAAAGTCCGTAAGGCCGCACCACGCAACGGGAGGAGCTGAATGGATGGTCTTACTGAAGGGCGAATAGTCCACTACGTCCTGGCGGGCAAAGAGCCCTTTCTGCAGAACGACACCCGGGGCCAACACCGCCCAGCACTCGTAGTCAACGCACAAGCAGAATGGGCCAAGCGCAAGATGTGCAACCTCATCGTATTCCTGGACGGATACGAGGACCTCGTGATCGGAGGACTAGACGACGGCACTCCCCAGAACGGTATGCCCTCCATGGTCATATGGGTGCCCAGGGTCCAATACTCCAGCGTCGCAGAACCAGGGACCTGGCACTGGACCAGAGACGGACACGAGACGTGACAACCTACGACGATTGGGCAAGCCTCTACCCGCCCAAGCTACCTGACCCCATCACCCACCCCGAAGGGAGCATAGGCTCATGGGACTTCAAAGACGGCGTGATCCCGAAGCCTCCACACTACACGGGAGGAATCCCCGTCTATTCGGGGATCGTGAGGGTAGACCTAGAACGTCACGCCCAGACCTTGGCTCGCCTCGTCTGGAAGCCAACCTCCGTACACTGGACCGACTCATCAAAAGGAGAGCCAGAGGACAAGAGCTGTGACTTCGAAGACCTCTCACCCGTAGGAGGCGTCCAGGAGTACATCACTACTGTTGTCATCCCATCCCTGGACCTTCCCGGGCCCGAGGACCTAGCCGGTCAGACCGGCTTTCATCATGCCGAGTTCTATGGCCAGCCCTTCATACTGCTAGTCGAAGCAGTAGTTCAGTACCACGACGTATTCGGATGGAAGGAGCGAGAGTGTACGTCCACATCCTAGACATGAGCGGGAACGCACTAGAGACAGGCATGGAGACAGACGTACGTCCCAATGCAGGCGACACCTGGATGATCCCAGGTGGAAAGGTCAAGATCCACAGCGTGGACGTTGCCTACAACAGGGACATCCGCCAGACCGACGTCTACGCCTACTCAAAGCCCGTAGCACCCAAACAGTTCTACGAGCTTAGAGAAGGCTTCCTCGAAGAAGAAGGATGGCCGAAAGACAAGAGGACGGCTGGAGGCACATGATCTCCACCAGAACCCTACTCAACTGGTGGAGACTAAGGCTCACCACCTACGGCCCGGCAGGGCTCGGCTCATTCAGGAGCTACCAGCTCCTCTTCGTCTTCCCACGCACTATCACGCTGAAGCTCGAGACCTGGAGGCGTCCACACACTGCCGACAGGCTGGGTCGTACCCCCGAGAAGCCAGCGTCCAGACCGAAACCGAGGCGTTGCCTCTCCACCTACCGCGTCTACCCCAGCCCCCAAGGACGCGGCCAAGACGTACAATGCCAGCTCCACCAAGGCCACGCAGGCCACCACATCCACTATGGCAAAGTCAGCTTATGGCCTGTGCAGTTAGCCGCGTGGAGCAGAACTAGCGAATCTTGAAACAGACCTCACCAGACTGGTATGCTTACTTATAAGCGGCCATCCTCCTTGAGGTTCGGTTTCCAACAGCACCCCGAACCACACTGCTTCAACAACTAGGCCGCTGTATCTCCCACAGCCCCGGCATCTTCCCATTCTCGCCGGGGCTCTCTCATACCAGGAGTTAGAGCTATGCCTACACCAACATCAAAGCCTTACCCACCCAAGACCCTAGAGAAGAAACTTCAGTCAGACGTACTAAAGTGTGCCAAGGCCAACGGATGGAGATTCGACGTTGAAGATTGCTACCCCAAATACCAATCAAGAAGCACCCATTTCCTCGGACGCTTCTTTAAGAGCCTTAAGAAACCCCTCGACTTCCTACTGGCCCGAAGGGGCAACGTCTTTACGCTTGCTTATCACACCTTCGATTCTAGGAACTCTCAGGCTGGATTCCCTGATCTGGTACTCGTCCATCCCAGACGAGGACTCATCCTCTTCATCGAACTCAAAACAGACACCAACTACCCAACGACCGAGCAACGCCTGTGGCTTGCAGGACTGTGCTCTGCGACACATAACTGCCCCAACATCTTAGTAGAGGTCTGGAGACCCCGAGATTGGACGCATATCGTCCAAACACTCGGCGGCATCGACACCAGAGCCCTAGCATAGTAACCCTTAACCTCTTTAGTAGGGTAAACCCAAGCATTCATTGTCCCGTATACTTGTGTGCAAGCTACAGCACACACAACGCCCCGCCAGCGAAGCTTCGCTCGGCGTGGGATGGCCCCAGGATAGGGAGGAGGGTCTCATTTGCAAACAATGTCCGACCCACCAGGGACAAGACTATCTTGGTGGCCCTACCTAGTAGCCATGCTCGTACTGGCCTCAGGACTCATACCTCTGCTCGTATTCAACGAGCCTAACGCCTCCTACGAGTCCAGAAACCAGATCATGGGCGACACGCCCCTCATCCTGTGGCTACACAACCTCTCAGACGTAGCCATAGGCTTATCGTGCTTCGGGATTACCGCAGCGCTACTCTATGTAGCCATCAGCTTCGACGGAGGACTGCCCTTCCGAGGGCTCATCATCTCCTTTGCAACCCTGCTACTCATGAGTGCGATGCTTCACAGCGTCCAGTTCCTAACCACGGCATCTCCGGCCTACGGAGTGACCGCAGGTATCAAGTGGATGGCCGCTATAGCCTCTATAGCTACCTCCATCACCCTGCCCACCTGCATACCCAAGCTCAGACAGATGATCGACGCCGCCAGGAACTCAGAAGAGGTCCAGGCGCAGCTCGTAGAGCTAACCGCAGAGCTAGAGCAACGCGTAGCGGCAGCGGTAGCAGAGCAGAGGAAGGTCACTAGGCAGCTTCTCCTCGCCCAACAGGAGGAAAGGAAGCGCCTTTCCATCGATATTCACGATGGGCTCACCCAAACTGCCACCGCACACTTCCAACAGCTGCAGGTCATAGCCCGCAGACAGCTTGAGATCTCCCGATCACGCGTACAGTCAGGCAATAAGCCAGCACATCTGCATGACGAGCTGCAAAAGGACCTCCATGCAGCCATATCACTGGCTCAACAGGTCGTAACGGAGTCCAGAAACATCATCGAGGACCTCCGCCCGGCCATCCTGGACGACTTCGGCATCCAGGCCGCACTACGTCAGAAGTGCGAACAGCTCAACACCGAAGGTTGGAACGTCAACTTCCACTCATCTACCCCCGAAGACGGCTACAAAGAGCGCCCCTCAAGAGAGCACGAGGGCGCACTCTACAGAGTCTTCCAAGAAACCCTAACCAACATCCGAAAACACGCCAGGGCGAGCCGTGTGGACATACAGCTGAACATCATCCACAAATCACAGACGCCCTCCTGCGCCCAACTCATCGTTACAGACAACGGCATCGGCTTCACACCAGCCGATGTGCAGCCGCACCACAACGGCCCCGGATCACAGATCGGCCTAGCCTCCAGGAAGGAACTCGTAGAGCAGCTCGGAGGACAGTTCCACATCAACTCGGCCCCAGGCAGGGGAACGACCATCATCACAGAGATCCCCATGGATCTCGAGGAGGAAGAATGATCCCGCCATTGAAGGAGAACACCCGTAGAAGGGTGCTTATCGTGGACGACCACGAGCTCGTCCGCGAATCAGTACGAAGGACCATAGAGACCATCGGCGCCGAGGTCATAGGCGAGGCCACCAACGGCCTGATGGCAGAGGAGCAGGCTTGTCTTCTCAAGCCCGACCTCATCATCATGGACATCCACATGCCCCAACACGACGGTATCAGCGCCACAGGGCGCATAAAGAAGCAACTGCCCGAGGTGCCCATCATCATCTTGAGCGCCCACGCCGACCGCGAGTACGTCGTCAAGGCGGTCAAGAACGGTGCGGCAGGCTACCTCCTAAAGGACGCCACCATCGACCACATCGAGGAGACGATCCGTCGTACCCTCGAGGGCGAAGAGACCATGGAGGCCAAAGAGTGGCGTGAGCTGATCTGGCGTCTTGCAGACGACCACAAGACGGAGGCCATGAAACCTGAGCAGCTCACGCTCACCACCTCAGTGGTCCCACTGACCGGGGAAGAGAACCTCATCGCCACACTACAGCTCACCACCCGCGAGCTGGACGTCCTGCAGTGCGTAGCCCAAGGCTGGACCAACCCAGAGATAGCCGCCAAGCTCTACATAAGCCCCCACACCGTAAAGGGCCACGTAGAGTCCATCCTCGACAAGCTAGGCGTCTCAGACCGCACACAGGCCGCCGTCAGAGGCATCACCCTCGGCCTTGCCTGGGACCACGAACCCGAGCCCATAGCCTCCTGACAGTGGAGATAGAGCCATGAGAGAGGACGACACCAAGGAGTACGACTTCATCATCGGCCCGACCCGCCACGCCATACCCCAGCGCCCACCGAGGAAGACGGCCAGGGACACGAGGCCCACGGACCTCATCCCCATAGACAGGTGGCTGAAGGCCGCACTGGCCACCTCGCTCATCATCAACATGATCTTTCTCCTGCACATAGCAGACCAACACCTGTAGACTTCTACGTCGGGAGTCTTGCACCAAGCTACGCTTCCAAAGAGGAGCTGAAAGGAGCTACATGACCGCAGGTAGATCAGGAGGACGACCGGTGGGAGAGATCGACCAGATCATCAAACTCCCCATGGTCGTTGACTACTTCACGGAGCACCATGACGGCTCCTGCACCATCGGGTTCTTCCCGCTGGCCCAGGAGAAGACCACACCCAAGCTCTGGTCCGACGACCAGGCCATCGAGGCTCGAAGCCCAGGGTGCTTCGAGATCCGAACGGACAACGCCAACCTCAAGGACGCTATCGGGGTCGGACAGGTCTTTGACCTCAACCTCGAGCCCAACATGAAGCTGACCTCCAAGTGGTACGAGCGCGATCCCCGCGCCGTCCTTGCAGGAGGCCAAGCCAACACCAAGAGCTTCTAAGCACCGCCTAGACTCCCGATACGGGCCACTCGGCCCACCTATACGGGCCGGTCAGTCCCTACTGACCGGCCCTTACTCGTCCCATCCTTTGGGGTATGCAACAGAGCCCCCCCAAAGGACGGACAATGGACGACTCCAAGGACCTCACGGAGGAGGAGATTCGCTTCCTCGAACAACGCAGGCGCGTTGTTCAACTCCTCAAGGACCAGAACCACGCTTACTCCACTGAACGCTCTTGCAACCCCTTCCCCAAAGGGGGCTCTCCAGACATTCCCCCCGAGGAGGTCTCCGATGGCTACTGGAATCTAACCCCAGAGGCAGAACGCCGTAGGCGAAAGGCCGCCCAGGGCGACCCATACGCCATAACCCATGAGATCATCGCAGCAGAACTCCGCTTCATGAAGGAGTTTTCCATCTTCTTCTATGCAGCGCAGGCTGTGTTCCTAGAAGAAACGGCAAACGACCGAGCCTACGAGGACCTCAAGGCCAAAGCACAGGCCGACGAAGCCGCCTTAGTCCCCAACCTCAGAAAAGCCACCGAGCGTATGCACAAAGACGAGCACAAGGTGCGCGCCTACTGCGACGTTCGCACCGAGGCCATGAAGCTGTGGCAGGACGTCAACATCTTCATAGATGCTCTGACCACACGCCTACTCTCCTACAACCTCCACGTTGTGTTCCCCGAGAAGTTCGACCGCATGTACGCGGACGACCTCTCAGAAGAGGCCACCAAGACCAACAGGACCCTCGGCATGGAAGAGAAGTACCGCGAGATCCACGCGGTATTCGAGCGTTGGTGCGAGGAGCTGTCCCAAAAACACGCTCGCTTCAGGAACAAAGCCTTCAACAACACAGTCATCACGACCGGCCAGCCCCGCTCCACCGTGGAGCGAGCCGTCCACTACGTAGAGAGCGCCAAGAAGGAGAAAGCATGACCGGCATAGGCCAGCTGTGGGAGATCTTCGGAGAAGACGACGACACCAGGCGTCGCTTCGAAGCCCACATCAACGAACAGCTCAAGAAGGCCCGAGAAGAACAGCCCGACCATCCCATGTTCCGATCAGCCGAACCCGCTGGGGCCATGAACTTCGAACCAGACGAGGATGAGCACACCCACTTCGTCGAGGAACAAGACACCCCCATCGACTGGCCGAAGCTAGAAGCCGTCTTCACCGGCAACCACGTCGACGCAGGAGACGTCCAGTGGGAGGACCTCGGCGTCTTCTCAGACCGCACCCAGAAGAACCTCATCAGGTGCAAGAGGTGCTTAGGCATCTGGTCTACCCCAACAGGCCACTGGTGTAACCCCAACCGAAACAAGGAGAACGCATGAGCGAACTAAACACACAACCCTACTGGAACACCCGCACCTACCACGACACGACGCCCGCAGAGGACATCGAGTTCGAGCAGCGCCTAGCAGCCCGCAAGCTCGAGGAGCAGGAGTACCTCCTGACCGGCACCAGGGCCGAGGCCATCCAGAGGCAGATGGACTTCGAAGCCCAGGGAGCCTACTACGGTCAGTGCATCCGCGACCTCGCCGACGCAGAAGAGGACCTCGCCTTCGAGCATGAGATCGTAGCCACCCAGCAGGAGCGCATCCGCGACCTCAGCACCAAGCGCAACGAGCTACTCTCTGCCAACGCCAAGCAGCGCACCACCATCATGGGCCTCACCGGCAAGCTCCTTACCAAGAGCATGGAGCTGGCCATGGAGAAGAACCGGCGAGCCTTCTACGGCGTCAACAGGCTCGAGCAGTAATGCGCGGCACGAAAGCCAAGCGCCTCCGAAGGGAGCGGGTGGCCCAGGGCCTCCCGCCCTTCGCGGTCCCCGAGCACAACATCACCGACCTCGAAGACACCCACCGAGACAGGCGCCTCAAGAAGTGCAGGCCCAAGGAGTACGCTAGGCAGCTCAAGGAGAGCGATCCTAAGCGTCTCGGAGCCGAGCGCAGGAAGTGGAGCATCGTCTTACTCTACCTGACCGCTCCACCTAACTTCCGCCCCTACCTGGAGCGCTTTTCCGGCGATCCCACACAGGAGAGCCGCCAGGAGACCTTCGAGCAGATGATGGAGGAACGCAACCGCGACCTCGACGAGCTCGAGCAGAGCGCCTCGTGAACCACACCCGCATCCTCGCCCTGTGGACCATCATCTTCTTGGCCTACTACACCATCGAGGGACTCATGAGCGCCTCGCCGGCGGCACCCATCGCCGCCGTGGTGCTCATAAGCGCCACCCTACTCTCCTACAAACTGACCCCACCGGAGTAGACTTCCGACCCCACGGGATTTATCCTCACCATTACAACCCACTCTTATATAGAACAGCGCCCCGATGACCACCTGGACGGGAGAGACCTCCAGGACAGGCCCCATCGGGGCATTTTCTTTCCCGCCAAGCACCGCCCAACCCACGCAGGGAGCCACAGCATGACCAGGGAGTATTACGACCGGGAGATCCCCCCGGTAAACCGAGCCTCAACAGGCAAACAGGACGCCTACTGGCTCCTCCGTGCATACCTCATCCAAGCCATTCGGCAGAACTGGCATGTGGTACTGGACGCCAGTCCAGAGATAGCCCTGGCAGACGCCAACCTACGGCTATTCACCTACCGCAACCAACACTTGAGCTTCCAGGTCCACCGCCCGGAGGACCTGGACCTCTTTCTAGAATATGCCGCCGATAGGGAGTGGTCAGTATGACCTACCTCCCCACAACCGCCGACGCCATCTTCTACACCACCAACGCCATCCTGGAGCTCTACGACAACGACTGCCTCGCCGAGTGCTCAACACCCATCGACGCAGACGACGACGTTCTAGGCTCAAACTCAGACCTCGACAAGGTCTACAGGACCAAGAGACAGCCGTGGCCACGCGGCGACGAGGTAGACATCAAGCAGTTCGCCAAAGGCTGCATGACGAACTACCTCGGCGCACGCTGCCCCTCAGACGAACCCTTCACCCCCAAGGGTCACTCCGCTCTAGACGTACAGGCAGGCTTCGCTATCGCCAACGCCGTCGCCCGCAAGGGCATCTCATGAGCCACGCGAAGCGATACAGCTCCCCGGGCGCCCACGACGCCAACCTACCCCCACAACCCATAGAAGGCCCCACCTGCTTCGGTTGCACCAACCTCCGCTACCGTCGCATCGTCGTCAGGGGCACCGAGACCGTCACCGACGAGTCCACGACATGGCAATTCGCCGGCGGCTTTGAGTGCTTCCGCCACGGTCGCATCTGCACAGTCAAGCAGACCCCACGCCCACTGGAAGAAGGTTGCTATACCCCGAAGGGATAAGCAGCCCGAACCCATAGCGACGTTCGAGTGCTGGATCTCACCCACCAAGAGCGGGATCCTCGTCGGACAGGGCGCGCAAATAAAGCTCGAAGCCTCAGAGGACCAGAAGACCGAGTACCTCAAGCTGGCCGCAGAAGGCCAGGCCAAGATGCTCTATGCCACCTTTTTTGAGGCACCACCTCCCACAGCTTCGCTAGGGCCGTGAGCGCCCATGCCACGAACAGGAAGGCCCAAGGGCTCCGCTTCCGGTCCCCGTAAGGGACCCTTCTGCGACGGAACAACGTCGAAGGGCAAACCCTGCCAGCACCCGAAGGGCTACAAGACTTCCCACCCAGGCCGAGGCCGCTGTGCCTACCACGGCGGGAAGAAGGGAGCCCCTCCCGGCAACAAGAACGCCGTAGCAACTGGCGAATACGAGACCATTTACGCCTCAGCCCTCTCCGAGGGGGAGGCGCACCTATACGGCGTTGTGGAGGCCACGCGCCCACTACCCCAGATCGAGATGGATCTGAAGTTAGCCTGCGTCCGAATCCACAGGATGCAGCTTCGCATCCGTGGCTTGCAGGAAAAAGAGGCAACCTCCGACGACGGCATGGAGCTTGTCAGTGCCACTTACGAAGCAGGCTTCGATAAGGGCAAGACCTCCAACACCAAGCGAGAATACGGCTCGATTCTCACCTCGATCATGCGGATCGAGGAGGCAGTCAGCCGCACCCAGCTAGTCAAGGCCCGCTACATCGACCAGCTCAGGGGCGCTCTTAAGGAGAACCCAGGCAAGTCGGGCGGTCTTGAGGCAATCGTAGGGGTAATCGACCGCTCAGCGGCCAAGATCGCCGCCGCAAAAGAGGCCGCAGCTGCTCAGGACACCGAGGCTTCGCCAGAATGAGCGTCAACCTCTTCGAGTGGGGCGATTTCTCCGAAAAACAGCTCCAAAGCGTCTTCGACGCCCGCTACCGCTCCAACATCTGGCACGGAGCCGTCCGCTCCGGCAAGACCATCGGCTCAATCGTCGCGTGGCTGAAGTTCATCCACGAGATGAGGCACAAAAAGGGCCACTTCCTCATGACCGGCGTGACCATCGGCACGCTCAAGGACAACATCCTAGACGTCATCGAGACCATGGTAGGTCCCGAGAACTACCGCTACGTCGCCGGCAGCCGCGAGGTGTGGATTTGCGGGATCAAGTGCCTGATAAGGGGCGCATCCGACGAGTCCTCAGAGAAGAAGATCCGCGGACTAACCCTAAAAGGCCACTACGGAGACGAATGCACCCTATGGCCCCGCAACTACTACAAAAGGGCCATGGACAGGCTCTCCGTAGAGGGAGCCAAGTTCTTCGGAACGACCAACCCCGACAGTCCCTACCACTGGCTTAAAACAGACTTCATCGACCAGGGCAAAGGTCCACATGGCGCACGCCAGATCAACCTCCTGGACTTCCACTTCGAGCTCGAAGACAACCTCACGCTACCCCCACAGTACGTCCTGGACCTCAAGAGTGAGTTCACAGGACTCTGGTACAAGCGCTTCATCTTAGGTCTGTGGGTCGTCGCCGAAGGCGCGATCTACGACATGTTCGACGAGGACAACCACGTCATAGAGAGCTGGTCCGAGCTGCCCCATTGGGACTCGGAGATGATGCCCCCCTGGGAGACCATCCGCGCCGGCGTCGACTACGGGACCTCCAACCCCACATCCTTCATCTTCCTGGGTCTGTGGCACGGCGTCTGGTACGCCTTCGCAGAGCACCGCTACGAGGGAGCCAAAGCAGGCATCTCCCGTACGGACCAGGAGCACTCCAAACACTTCCGCGAGTTCGTAGAGCGCACAGGTTACGTCCCACGCACCCTGGACGTTGACCCCTCAGCCGCCTCCTTCAAGGCGCAGCTCAAGCGCGACGGCGTCCCCGGGACCAAGAACGCAGACAACGAAGTAAACGACGGCATACGCATCGTAGCCCGAGGCCTAACCTCGGGGCAGCTAAGAATCCACGCCTCATGCGCCACGCTCATCAAAGAGTTCATGACCTACATCTGGGACCCCAAGGCCCTGGAGGAGCGCGGCGAAGAGAAACCGATAAAGCTGCACGACCACTCCTTGGACGCCCTCCGCTACGTGGCGGTCAGGTGCTTCGGTCGCTCCATGCTCGGCGTATGGCGCAAGCCCAGAGGAGCCTAGAGACCCAGTATGGCGACGAAAGCCGAGAACAACCCCTTCTTCAAAGACATGATGGAATCGCCATGCCCACTCACGGACCTCGAGTGGCTCAAGGAAGGCGCTCCATACCCACCCCACGGCCACGCGGCACGCCTAGAGAAGTACGCCAAGAACCGCGCCCTGTGGAAGGGAGACCACGACGCCGTCTACGGCAACTGGTGGAGGGTACTCCGCGAGGACCAGGCCGCCTCTCTTGAGATGGTCTTCAACTGGCACAAGAGGATCTCCACCCTGTGGGCCGACCTCCTCTTATCAGAGCCGCCCCGCTTCCTCGACGGAGAGGACGCCAAGCGCCAGGGCAAGGAGACCGACGAAGAGGACACCGAGACCGAGAACACAGAGAGCGCCGACAACGCCCGCCAGGAAGCCATTGACCGCATAACGGGCAAGGAGAACCAGGGCTACGTTCGCCAGCTCTACAAAGCCGCCCTGGACATCTCCCGCTACGGCGACGGCCTGATGAAGGTCGCCCTCGACCTAGAGGGCGCAGAGATCACCGCCCAGCCTCCCCACTACTGGTTCCCGATCGTAGACCCCAACAACCTCCAGAGGTTCACCCATCATGTGCTCGCCTGGAAGTTCAGGAAGTTCGACGAGGACTTCTTGCGCGTGGAGATCCACGAGAAGGGCACCATCACCCACAAGGTCTTCGTCCTAAAGGGCAACCTACTCGGCCCCGAGACCGACGTACAGCTGTTCCTCCCCAAGCTGGAGGACGGCGAGACGCCGAAGATTCCAAACGGCGTAGAGACCACCAACGTAGACGACTTCCTCGTCGTCCCCTTCCAGGGCCTCGTCCCCTCAGACGAGATCTTCGGAGAGGACGACTACACCACCGTGGATTCGATCATCCAGGGTATCGAGGTACGAGCCGGGCAGATCGCCCGCGTCCTCGACAAACACACCGATCCGTCCATGTACGGCCCCCCCGACCAGCTAGAGGTCGACAAGAAGACCGGCGAGACCGTCTTCAAAAGCGGTGGCAAGTATTTCGAAGTGGACGGACAACAAGAAGATGTACCCCCAGGCTACATAACCTGGGAGGGCCAGCTTGAGGCGCAGTTCACAGAGATTGACACGCTCCTAAAGCAGCTCTACATCCTCACAGAGACCTCCCCGGCCGCTTTCGGCCAGCTCGAGTCCGGCATCGCGGAATCGGGATCAGCCCTCCGTAGGCTCATGCAAGCACCTTTGGCCAAGGTCGCACGCATAGCCCTCAACTTCGACCCGGCAGCGAAGCACGTCATCAAGGTCGCCGCCCAGCTGGAGCGCATGAACGGACGAGGCACCCCCGAAATCCCCTCCGTGAACATCCAGTGGCAGGACGGACTACCGCCCGACCCCAAGGAGAACGCCGAGGTAGAGCAGATTCGCAGCGGCAACAAAGCCACGTCCTCGCAGGTCTCCTCCATCCGCCGCCTAGACGGTGGCTCACAGGAGGACGCCGAGGCCGAGTACGAGCGAATCCAGGAGGAAACACAGGCAGACACCGATCGACAGCTCGAAGTAGCAAAGGCCGAGATCGACATGATGCCTAAAGACCCCGCTACGGGCAAACCCCAGGGGAAACCGTCAGGCAAGCCAGCCGCCGTCAAGTCTGGCAAAGACAAGAAGTAAGGAGACAACCGAATGACCCCAGACCCTTCCCAGGTCCAACAGGGCGATCAGCCTACCGGCACTGACACTTCCCAAACGCCGGGAGATACCACCCCAGCCCCCGAGACCAGCGAAGCTCCCACTCCGGAAACCCAAGAGGAGCAAGCCCCCTTCAAGGTCTTCCAGACGAAAGAGGAGTTCGAAAGGCAATTCGGACCCACGCGCCTAGAGGGCAAGCTGTCCCTCCCCAAGAAATTCGGCTTCGAGCACGTAAACAAGTTCGAAGAAGCCGTCGAGCAGTGGAAAGCTGCCCATGAGAACACCCTCACCGACCAGCAGCGGGTCGAGCAGGAGAACGAACGCCTCAAGCAAGAGAACCAGGCGTTCCGCATGTCCAGCGCTGCCCAGCAGCTCGCGCAGGCCGCCAAGGACGGAGCCGAGAAATTCGGCATCGACCCGACCAAGGTAGACCGCGTGATGGCGCTCAGGGAAAAGAACGAAGGAGAGATCGACGAGCAAGGCAACATCAACTCCGTCCTCCTCGAGCACTCCCTGGAGAGGTTCATAACGCAGAACCCCGAGTTCAAAGCACCGCCAGTAACGGTCGGCAACACGACCGGAGTCCCGGTATCCACCGGTGGCGAGGCCCTCACCCTCCAGGAGCAGATCACCACAGCACAGAAAGAGGGAAGGTGGCAGGACGCCATCCGCCTGGAGAGCCAGAAGATCCTTCCGAAGCTCATCTAGTAACAACCCTCTGCGCTTGCTCATAGCGCCCCCCACTTAGCAACACTTTTGTTCAGCTTGTGTCGCCTGGCGCTCCCCCATTGATCGCCGGTTGCTACCACTTGCAACCACGCTGGCGTCGGGATCCTCGTCGAGGACCTCGCCGGCGCCGGCGCGATCGTCGCTGAACAAAGTAGCAACCACCCCCTTACCCCCAACCCAACCTAAACAAGGAGCAACGCATGGCCGGCATCACCACGATGGGGTTGACCTTCAACCTCCCCAACTACAACGGCCCCCTGTTCGGCATAACGCCGGCAGACACCCCGTTCAGCTCTGCCATAGGCGTGCTTTCTGGAGGCGGCGAAGCCATCTTCAGCAAGGACTTCGAGTGGCAGACCTATGACCTCAGGAACGCCGCGCAGCCGGCGCACCTCGAGGGTCAGGCCGCTCCCACCCCCCAGGAGCGCGTCCGCGCCTCAGTCGACAACGTCGCCCAGATCTTCCACAGCCAGGTCAGCCTGTCTTACACGAAGCTCGCGGCCTCGGGTCAGCGCAACGGCCTGAACAACGTTCAGCCCACAGCGCAGGCCAACGAGTTCGACTGGCAGGTCGAGCAGGAGCTCAAGTCCCTCAAGAGGGATATTGAGTACACCTTCATCAACGGCACCTACGCCAAGCCCGCTGACAACGTCACGGCTCGCAAGACGCGTGGGATCATAGCCGCCACCACCACGAACACCGTAGCCGGTGGCGCCGCGGCGCTTACCGAGACGATGGTGCTCAACCTGATGCAGTCCGTGTGGACTAACGGCGGCATCCAGGAGGAGGAGACGGCGACGGTCATGGTGAACGCTTCCCAGAAGCGCGCCCTCACCAAGATCTTCATCACCGACAAGAACTACCGCGAGGAAACGCGGACCATCGGTGGTGTCCACGTCCAGACAATAGAGACCGACTTCGGTCGCCTCAACGTCATGCTCAACAGGCACATGCCTGCGGACACCGTCCAGGTCGTCAGCCTCGAGATGTGCAAGCCCAAGTTCTTGCTCATCCCCGGCAAGGGCTTCCTGTTCTTGGAGGAACTCTCCAGGGTAGGCGCTTCCATCCAGGCCCAGATCTACGGCGAGATCGGCCTCGAGTACGGCAACGAGCGCTGCCACGGGAAGATAACGGGCCTCGCCTAAGCCAACACTGGCTTAGCGCCCACTTCCTTAGCGTTTTAGTACCTACGCACTACCGAACCCCGGCGTTTCATAGCGTCGGGGTTCTCTACTAAAGGAGCCACGCATGGCAACAGCAGCAGAAAAGAAAGCCGCAGCCGAGGCCAAGGCCCAGGCCGAAGCTCCCCAGGAGCCCACACCTGTCTACCGCCTCTACTCCGAGAAATACCCCTCCCTCGAGGTCTTCGTCTCCGGCACCGAGTCCGTGAAGTTCGAGGACCACTACTTCGAGACCGAGGACGAGGAGCTCGCCGGCAAGGTCCTCGTGGCCGCAACCCCCTCCGGCGTAACGCCCGCCCTCTAGAACCACCCCCGCTTCGCTAACCCAAAGGAATCATGCCGACCTTCTACCCGCTCGGGACCACCTCGGTCAACAACATGGGACCGATGCAGCAGGACGGCACGGCACCCGCAGACGCCGCTCCAGCCGTAACCACCGGCTGGATCGTCGGTGCCAACGCAGCTGGCGACGCCATCAACATGGACCACGCCGCAGTCCAGCCACGAACCGGCTGGACTACCGGCAACCTCCCGAGTGCCCTCACCACCGGCACGACAGGCAATGCCTGGCGTTCCCCCAACGCCCTGAAAGGCAACTTCGCGGCAGGCAACTGGAACTTCTCCTTTGTCCTACGCGCCTCAGTAGCCATACCGACCGCCATGACCGTCCGCGTCAACTGGCGCGTCTTCGCCTCCGCGAATGCCGACGGCACCGCAGCCAGGGAGCTGACAAGCTCCACCCAGCAGGGCTCCACATCGGCAGGAACCAACAACACCACGGCGAACCAGACGCCCTCCACCGTAACGTGGAACGCGCCCGCGCTCACCCTGGATAACGAGTACCTGTTCTTCGCCTGCGCCCTCCAGATCGGCGCCCTATCGGGCACAGGCAACACGCGGCAAACCAACTTCCGCGTCAACCCGAACAGCTCCATAGCGACGACGACCTTCACGCCGCTGACGGCCATCAACTCAGACCGCGCCCTCTCCTACAACATCCTCAGCATCATAGGAACCCAGAGGGACATCAGCTTCGACATCGAGGAAGCCAACACCCTCACGCCGGTGGGATCAGAGCGAGTCCTCACCTTCGATATCCTCGACCGGGTCCGCTCCAACCGCATCGTGACCTACGACGTCCTGACCCCCATCGGGACCGAGCGCCAGATCCTCTACGACATAGAGGGCGTGGCACTCACCGCCGTAGGCTCAGAGCGGATCATCAGCTTCGACGTCCGCACCACCGCCTCCTCCCAGAGAGCCATCAGCTACGACGTCCTGGCCCCCGTGGGAACACAGCGCACCCTCTCCTACAACATCTCCACCCCCGTAGGAAGCCAGAGGGTCTTGAGCTACGACGTCCTGGCGACTATCGGCACGAGCCGCGTACTCAGCTTCAGCATCCTCAGCGCCGTAGGCACCAGCCGCACCTTGAGCTTTGACATCCTCACGCCGGTAGGACAACAGCGCGCCCTCTCCTACGACATCAGAGCCCTCGTGGGAACACAACGCGCCCTCTCCTACGACGTCCTCTCAACCGCAGCAAGCCAGCGAGCACTCAGCTTCAACATCCTCGGGGCGGCAGGAAGCCAGAGGGTCTTAAGCTTCGATATTCTCGGGGCCGTAGGCACGCAGAGGCAAATCCTCTACGACGTCCTCACCAACGAGGTCCTCACAGCCGTCGGCTCCCAGAGGGTCCTCACCTACAACATCCTCGCCCCCACAGCAAGCCAGCGAACCTTGAGCTTCAACATCCTGGCCCCGACATCGAGCCAGCGGACCTTAAGCTTCGACATTCGCCAGCCCGTAGGCACCCAGCGCCAGATCATCTTCGACGCGCTAGGAACCGTCCAATCAACCAGGAGCATCACCTACGACGTCTTGAGGACGGTCGGCTCCGAGAAGCCGATCCTCTACCACGTCCTGGCTAGTGCAGGCTCAGCCAGAGAGATCCTCTATCAAATCCAACGCTCCGGCATCGACCTCCCCGCAGGGACCATGTTCCTCGTCTCCCCAGAGACCCGCATCTTCCTCGTCCCCGCCGAGGACCGCACCTTCGAGGTGCCCCATGAGACACGCATCTTCACACCGACGCGCTAACACCTACCCCCCACAAGGAGCCCCACAGTGGCAATCGTAGCAGGCGAACTTCTTTGGTACTTCTCCGTGAAAACCGGCTCCGCTGGTAACTCCACGGCAGGCACCGCCGCAGGTTCACTCGGCAAGTACCTATCCACCACCCAATGGACAGGCGGCACCCTCCACGACCTGTTCGACATCATCACAGGTGACGAGAACGTCGCCTCAGACGTCGAGTACCGCTGTGTGTTCGTCAGGAACTCCAACGGCTCCTCGCTCGCTCTCCAGAACTCGAAGTTCTACCTCGCCGGAGCCGAAACCTCCGGTGGCGCGAACATCGCCATAGGCATCGACCCCGCAGGGGCAACGGCCATCGGCTCAGCCTCAGCGCAGGCAGCTGAAGTCGTAGACGAGAACACAGCGCCATCAGGCGTAACGTTCAGCGCCCCAACCACAAAGGCCGGATCGACCATAACACTAGCCTCATTGCCCGCCGGGCAATGCGTCGCCCTGTGGGTCAGGCGCACCGCCACCAACTCAGCGGCCCAGAACGCTGACGGCGCGACGGTTCGCATCGAGGGAGACACCGCCGCCTAATGGTCCTCCTACCGGACAAGGCCTTCGAGGTGCGCAAGCACCCAACCGCAGAGCGCACCTACGGCTTCGACTGGGACGACCTCGGCTACCTCGAGGTGGGGGAGACCATCACCGCCTCCACCTGGTCGATCACGCCATCGGGCCAGCTTGCCTACACCGAGCCCGCACAGAACGCCACCCAGACCGGAGCCAAGTTCACAGGAGGCCTCCACGGCAAGAACTACCGGGTCACCAACTCCATCGTCACCACCACAGGCAAAGACTCCCGCAGCTTCACCGTGAAAGTGAGTAACCGCTAGTGAGCGCCTCACCCTACGCCACCTACGACGAGATCCTCCTCTACACCCGCGCAACCCAACGCGCAGCCGAGGAGAAGGTCCGCGACATCCTCCAGGACGCCTCGGACACCGTAGGCCAGATCGCCAGAGTCGCCTTCTCCAACGACGAACTCGCAGCCGATATGGACGCAGACGACATAACCGTCCCCGTAACCGAGCTCTCCTACTATCCCAAAGAGGGGATGCTCATAATCGGCGACGAGCGCATGACCTACCAAGGCAAGAGCGCCGACTCCGAAGCCGGCGACCTTCTGGCGGTAGTAAGAGCCTCCTACAACACAGAGGCCGCATCCCACGACGCGGGCACCCCCATCGTGGTCATGCCGCTCGCGTACGCCGAGAGGCGAAGGCGCTGCGAGAAGCGCCTCTTCGATTACTTCTGGTTCACAGACGGCGGCATCAAGAAGCAGGAGTCCCTAACCGGCGTAGGTGCCAGACAGTTCTACCGCCAGAACGAGGTCAGGCGCATCGTGAAGTCCGTCATGGGCTCCACCATCAAGAAGTCACACAGGATCGTCTAGTGGAGCTGACACCCTACCTAAACCAGGAGTGCTCCTACCAGAGCGTAGACACCATCCAAGAGACAGGCGACAAGACCTACAAAAGCGCCGTCACGGTCGCCACGCGCAGGGTATCGAAGGCCAAGCGCGAAGAGGCCAACGGCAAAGAAAAAATCATCAACGTGACCGAGTACCTCCTCGAGGACATCGTCCCCGTACTCGGAGACAAGATCGACGGCGAAGAGATCCTAGCCGTGGAGGAGCTCGTCGACTTCGACGGCACCATCATCGGCTACCGATGCTTCCCGCGCCCACCACTCGGCTGGTTCGCCTAACTCATGGCTGGCACTTTCGTCGCCGGCTGCGAGGCCATGAAAGAACGCGTCGGAGACGGCGAACTCACAGGCAAGGTCGAAGTCAATCAGCACTACGCCTTCGAGCAGCACGAAAACTTCGGCTACGCCCACCCCAGGGGGGGAGGGCCACACTACCTCCTGAACCCCCTCATGCAGAGCGCAGAAGGCTACCTCATGACCCTAGGAGCCGCCGTACTCGGTGGGGACCTCACGGCGGCAATGATCGCCAACATGGAGGACCTCTCCAGCCAGCTCGACCCGGCAGCGCCAATAGACGCAGACCCCAACTTCTACCGCCTAAGACGAAGCGGCAACCCCAAGGTCTTCGACCAGGGCGCCGAGGTCTACAACCGCCCACCCATCGACCCACGGATGCCCCCAGGATTCCCAGGTTCATAAAGGTTCCCCATGCTCAAGCTACCCGACCTCAAACCACACATGGTCAGCTACGGAATCGACTACGCCTACGCGTTCAACATCCGTAAACAGGACCCCGACGAGCTGGTAACGATCCGCGAACTGCCCGGGCCCACGCTCAAGATAGAAGAGTCCATCCACTCTCCCATCCTCCACATCACCACCCGAGGCCCCAAGGAGAGCCAGTACGCCGCACGCGACATGGCCCACCTAATCGACTCCTTCTTCCTCGATAGGGACATCTTCCCCTTCATGGCCGGCACCACCTACGTCCTCTACGGCGAGCGTGTCTCCGGCGGACCGGCATTCCTGGAGACCGACGAGTTCAACCGCTCGCTCTACGTCGCCACCTACGCACTGACCTCATCCCGATAGGAGATCCCCACATGCCACGCAACCCCAAGCCCGCAGAGCGCCTAGAGATCCTAAGGCTCCCAGACTCCCACTGGTACATCGACGCCCTTGACCCCTCAGTCCCCGGCATCGCCCCCATAGACCACACCGGTGTCATGGTCCCCGAGTCCATGGTCGAGCGGGTCATGGAGCAGGCCGAGCAAGAGGGAATCATCCTCGAAAAAGGCGAAGGGCTCCCCCCCGACGCCCTCTAGTACCTAGGAAGCGCACCTCTCCCTAGAGCCTCGCTACCACCCCCCACGCGGAACTGCCCATAGAAAACCCAAGAAAGGACCGTGAATGGCACCTCCCACACGGCTAGTAACCAACGTGCTCGTTGGCTACTCCAACATGTACATAGCACCGGTCGGAACGGCAAAGCCCGCTGACACCGTCGCTTACAACACCGACTGGGCCACCGCCCTCCCCGCGTGGTACTTCCCCGGCTACACGGAGAAGGGGCTCACCCTCAACTTCGACCGCAAAGAGAAGCGCCACATGGTCGAGGAGATCTCCAACCCCGCGCAGATCTCAACCGAGTCTAGCGCCTTCAAGGTGCAGTTCGGCCTCGCCGAGTCGACGCTCGAGAACATGAAGTACGCCTTCGGCTCAGGCACCGTCACGACCCAGGCCGCGGCCTCCTCGATCATCGGCAAGAAGACCCTCGTCCTCTCGGACGACCTCGAGGTCTTTACGCTTGGCTTCGAGGCGAAGAACCCGCAAGGCTTCTTCCGCCGGGTCATCATCCCCCGCGTCGTCTCCGTGGGCAAGATCAAGTCCGAGTTCGACCGCGCCAAGAACTACCAGGTGTGGAACTGCGAGTTCGAAGCGATCTGCCCGATCGACTCGATCGAGATCTACGAGAAGACCGCCAACGCCCTTCCCTAACGATCAGCTTCGCTAACACCACCACGCACCGAACCGAAGGCTTAAACGCCTCAGCGGTTCGGAGGGCGCTCTTTGCGTGGGGAGCGCCCTCCGAACCGCTGTCCGGTTCTCCCCTTCCACGCACGCAATCTTGATTTTCGAAATCAAGATTCGAAAGGAGACAAGCCACATGGCATCTTTCGACATCAAGGCTGTCGAGCCCCTCGATTACGACTTCACGGGCTTCGACAAAAACACAGGCAACGGCAAGTGCAAAGGTCGCGGCAACATCCCCGAGCCGACCCAGAAGCACCTCAACGCCTTCTCGGCTGGCATGAAGAACCTCGCCGGCAAGTCTGAAGAGGAGGACATCTCCTCCGAGGACGCCGTGGCCATGGTCGACAAGACCATCGAGGAGTCGGGAGCCACCGACGCCACCGAGGCCAACGCCATCATCGAGAAGAAGGTTATCGGCCTCATCGCCGGCCTGTGCCAGAACAGCCCATCGGCCGCACAGCTCACCGAGCTTCCCCCGCGCATCAGGACCGCCTTCATGAAGTGGGTCCATAAGCAGCTTGCGGACCCAAAAGTTACGAGCGGCGATACGCGTCAATAAGCCCGGAACGCCGCCGGCACTACTACATGTTTCGCCGCCACTTAGGACTTCATCCCCACGAAACGGATGACCTCCCCTGGTGGCTCTTTCGCCTCTATTCCGAGGAGATGGTCGAGGAATTCCGAAGGCGCGACCCCGAGGAAGAAGAAGACGAAAACGCAACGATCATCGAGTCCGACGACATCTCGGGCCTCGGCATCAACGTCCAGCAACTCAAGTAAGAAAGGAGAGCGGCCACTCTAATGGCTTTCGACATCGGCTCCATTGAAGCCACCCTAGAGCTAGACCGCTCTCCATTTATCACATCCCTCCAAGCAGCAGAACGCGCCGGAGCCGAATTCGAAGGCAAGAACTTCACCGCCACCCTGGACGCAAACTCAGCAGGCGTAACAACCGCAGCAGCCAACGCAACAGCTGCCATCGACGCTGTACCAGACCACAAGACGACGACCCTCAACGCCGTCAACCAAACCACATCAGCAGCAGCAGCAGCCACAGCAGCAGTCAACTCTGTACCGGACCACAAGAGCACCACCCTGGACGCGACGAACAACACCACAGCAGAAGCCCTACGCGCCCAAGCCTCCATAAGAGCCGTCCCGAACCGCCACACCACCCAGTTCGAGGCGCGTGGAGACGCAGTGGAGAGCGTCGCAAGACGCGTCCTCTCGACCATCCGCTCGATACCCAGAATGGTCCAAATCGGCTTCGCCATCATGAACGACCCCTGGCTGGCCCTCAACAGGATCAGGACCACCGTCTCCTCCATAGGCCGCAGGGTAATTCCCATCCGCTTCCAGACCAACGCCCAGCAGACCGACCGCGACCTCAACCTCGTCCAAAGAGGAATCCTCCGCGTCGCCTCAGCCGGAGCCAGAGTCCGAAACGCCTTCGGGCGCGACGGCTCCATGTTCACGGCTATCGGACGAGCCCTCTCCTCCATAGTAGGCGCAGCCACACGAGCTGGATCAGCACTCGCATCCCTAGCCGGCTTCATGGGACGGCTCGCCGCCTCAGCAGCCAACGTGCTCCTGACCATGTCAGGAATGTCGGTCACCGTGCAGCAGCTCGGCCAGGCCGCATCTGGAGCACTGGCCGGAATGGGAGGCTTGGGAGCCGCACTAGGAGCCCTGGCAGCCCAGGCCGCAGCCGCAGCGCCCATGCTCCTCGCCACAGTCGCAGCCCTCGCGGCTCTCGCCGCCGCAGTCGTCGTACTCGGCGGCATTGTCGGTGCCGCAGTCGCAGCCATATCCCTGTTCGTCCTCAACCTCTTCACCCTGGCAGGGGCCGTAACAGTCGTGGTCGGAGGACTCGCCCTTATCGGCGCAGCAGTCGCCAAGGTAGCGATCGATCTTCAGAAAGCCGGAAAGCAGACCGGTGAGTACGGCAGAGCACTACAGGAACTCAAATCCAGCCTACAAGAGCTGAAACCGGCCTTCGATCAGGCCTTCAAGGGCGCGGCCACAGAGGTGGCCAAGATCGGGACCAAGGTTTCCCAACTGGCGAAACAAATCCTACCCCAGCTGGGACGTGCCGCAGAGCAGTCAGTGAAGGCTATGGAGGACGGATTCCGCAGGGCCGAAGGCTCAACCGACGGCCTGAAAGCCGCCCTACAGCAGCTACCAGGCATCATGAATTCCGTCGCTGCCACAGTTAAGAACTTGGGAGCCGCATTCGACGGCTTTCTACAGGCCGCTCTACCCCTCATCCAGGACTTCGTACATTGGTGCGAATCCGCATCCAAAGCCCTGGCCGAGTGGGCCAACTCAGAGCAGGGAATCCAGCAGATCAACTCCGCCCTCGAGATGGCAGCAGACGTAGCCAAGGAGGTATGGGACGGACTTAAGCAGGTCGGTGAGGCACTGGCCGAGCTGGCCAACAACCACGCCCCCTCAGCAACCTCAGCAGTGGACATCTTCTTCGATGCCGTCTCCGCAGGCATCGGAGCCCTGGACTCCATGCTAGGGGCCATCGAGGCCATCTGCTCCGCACTCGGAGACCTCATCTCCCTAGCAGGCCGGGCCGCATCAGCCCTCCAGTCAATCGGAATCGGAGGGGGAGGTGGCATGGTCGGCGGGCTCATGGACCGCGTCATAGGCGCGGGCAACGCCATCGACCAAGGCCGCGCCAACACGGCCAACACCGCCGGCGGCATAGGCAGAGCCTACGGCGGCGACGTTTCCATGGCCACAGGTGGCACCCTCGGAGCACACTGGGTCGACTCACTCACCAGGGGCATGTTCGGAGGAACCTCAGTCGAGTACGGCGAGGCCCTCTCCGGCGGCAACCGCGAGTACGCCTTCCCGATGGACGGCGGGACCCGCTTCATCACCGAGGAGCCCGGCTACGACGACGACTCCTTCGGCCTGTGGATGGACCTCGGTGAGCGCAAAGGCTGGCTCAACGGCCTGCTCTCCGGACGCGGCGACTACCAGCCCTCCGGCATGACCCAGCACGGCAGATCGCTTCAGAGCGTCTCACAGATCTCCCAAGGCAACTCCACCTCCGGAGGAACCGACGGCTCGGCCCGCCTGGAGAGCCGCCTGAACCACATGGAGAACATCCTGGCCCACGCCATGCGCGAGGTCCGAGATGCAACCCGCGAGCTTCCCCACCAGATCCGCGAGTCCGTCAACCACAACCTCGCCTTCGGGCGCGGCACCCGCGCCTCCGTCCTGCGTGGTCTCGGAAGAGAGACCCGCCGATTCGTCTTTGAAGGATCGTTCTAAATGCCCAAGGTTTCGGACAACACAATCCCCGACCGCGAACAAGGCGGCAGGGTAAACACGCACCCCCGCTTAGGCGGAGAGATTATCCTCACCCCCGAGGACCTCCTCGAGGGCTCAGGAGACTTCGTCCACATAGACGAGGACGGCAACCCCCTGGAGTGGACCCTCGGCCAGACCGAGATCCCCGACGGCAGGCACGTCTACGTCGGCACCCGCCCCGACGACCTGGTGCGCCAGACGCACCACACCCTGGACATCCTCCAGCCATCCCACGTCGTCAACTACGAGATCTCGGACATAGGCCCTAACCCACCCGACCGCAACGCGCCCAACCTTGCGAAGGTGGCGCGTCCCCTAAAGCCACGCCTGAAGATCAAGGCCGCATCAAAACATGGGTACCCGGCCTCCACGGAGCAGTCCCCGCATTGGTACGCCTACTCGTGGGTTAAGAACGGGAAGTTCGTAGGACGCTCTCCAGCTGTACCGTTCCAGCTCGCAACAGGCCAGAGCTATCGAGTCGTGCTGCCCACAGACCCACCGGAGGGCATCACAAAGGTGGCGCTCCTGATGAGCGTCCCCGGTAACTCGAGGCCCACGGACCCCGGCAAAATGTACGTGCAGAGAATCGTAGACCTCGACCATTACGACCTCCCCTACTACGACCTTCGCGGCCCCTTCCGGCAGCCGAAGAACGGCAGGATCAACTCCTCCAACGAAACGAAACTCGACAAGCCGGGACGGCCCGAGCTGCGTAAGGACAGAAAAGATACGGGCGCAAGGGTCGCCCACTATACGGCAGCTGTCATCTTCACCGACGACAACGGCAACACCGTGGTGGGCAAAAAGTCGCGCAACAAGGTCACCATCCACGACTCCGAACGCTACAACATCCGCGACAAGGACGGCAAGCTCGTCTTCAAGGCCGGCCACGGCACCATCCATATCCGTCGCCCCCGCGCACCCAGAGGAGCAACCGGCTGGTACGCCATGCTCTACATGAGCCCCACAGGAGGGGGAGCCGACTGGCAGGCAGGATGGCGCAAGGTCGTCAATAAGAAGTCGGGCAAGGGAGGCGAAGCCCCCTACCCGCTAAAGACCCGCTCCGTAGAAACCCACGGCTGGGGAGGCGACGAGCAATACTACGCCGCCAACGACAAGGTCGTCTGCGTAGATACCGACCTACCCCCAGAGAACACCACTGGCTTTCCCCAGGTAGAAGAAGCCCCCCCGGAACCGGAGGCCCTAGGTGGCGCACGCCCCGCCGCCGACAAGTATTACGTCGCCGTAACCGACGTAGTCAACGGCGTCGAGTCTCTGCCCTCCGAGCGCAACTCCATAGAGATAGACGACGACGAGGTATTCGAAGTCGTCTTCAGAAACCCCAAGAACGGCTTCGCCAACCCCACGTTCGTAGAGCGCGACACCAACGACGACCCCCTCCACTGGACCTACGACCAGGGCGGCTACCACGAGATGGTAGGCGAGAACTTCGAGCTAGGCACAGACGGCCCCCAGGTAACCAACTTCCCCGGCCTCTACACCGACGAGGACGAGATAGACACCACCCTGAACACCTACCTCCACCTCCAGGGCGAGGTCCTCTCGCCACTCTCGGGAACCTCACAGGGAACCATACTCTTCAACGCCAAGTTCGAGGACGCCTCCGGTGCAGGCATAGGGACCGCCCAGGTCCACTCTATCCCCGCAACAGACCACGGTGAGTTCGAGGAAGAGATCAAGATAGGCCCGGGCACCTCAGTTACTTACCCCGCAGGGACATTCACCATGTACCTGGCCGTCGTCTCCTCAGGCGCTACCCGCAACTACTCCCTAAGTGTCTCCCACCTCGAAATGAGGCAGGCAGAGCACCGCGACAGAGAGCCGTTGAAAAGGCGTCGAAAAGACCCCGTAAAGCCCCACGAAAACCGCTCCACCCGCGTCCAAGACCCGCCGGAGCCACCGTGGACGGCGGAGGCCATCCCCGTAGAGGGCAAGCCCGACAGACCCAAATCCTCAGGCACAATCCTCCAGAGTGGCACCTTCGAATCCGGCGTCGTCCCCACAGGCTTCACCACCACCACCTCAGGCAACGGAGCCTTCACTGTGGACCCGCTCGCCGCCATCACAGGCACACTAGGCGGGCGCTTCAGGAAGACAGCCTCAGGGGCTCTCTCCACAGCCTACATGGCAAAGACCTACGCATCGACGCACCCGGCACTCGCGCAGCGCCACGACCTCGGAGCCTACTCCAAAATGAAGTGGGCAACCCTTCCGAGCCAGAGGACCAAACTCACGCAGCTCAGGAACCTGGCCCAGAACAGAGCACTCGCATGGATCGAGTCCTCGAGCATGGCCGAACAGGCCCAGCTAACCATCCAAGAAGACCCCGTAGCGGCCGGCACGCCGACCCTCACCCTCGACGGCACTCGCTACAACCTACCCCAGGCCATAGTTGCCGAGGTACAGGACCTCAGCGTTACGAGCGCCCCGACCTCCGGCGGCACCATAAAGCTCAACCTCTCGGGCAAGAGCTACTCCATCCAGACGGGCAAGGACGCCCAGGGCTTTGGCTGGACAATCCAGTCAACACCCTCCACCAACGGCACCCTCAAGTACACCGTCAACGGTACGACCTACTCCATAAACGTCTGGAAGTCGGACTCCAAAGCCGACATCTGCGAGCGCATCAAGGCCAAGGGAGCCACCGGCTACAAGTTCTACAGCTGGGGCGGCGCCTACATGGAAGGCTACGCCACCCAGCCAGGAACCCGACCAGCACCCTTTATAGACGGCAACGGAACCGGGACCAACCCCATCACCAGCTGGACCTGGAACGGCACCAACGACACAGCTGCCGACCTCGTCGACAAGATCAAAGCCGTCGCCTACGCCGACTACACCGCAACCGAGACCTCCTCAACCGTCGTCCGCTTCACCGGCAAACTCCCCGGCAACAAAAGCGCCTCGACCTTCTCGGCCAACGGAGTCTCAGGAGTCGCAGCCTCCTTCACCACCATAACCAACGGCTCAACCGAAACCGCCACATCCCTTGCCGCACTCATAAGAGCCCAGTCCTTCACCGGCTGGACTACCGGCGGCACCGGAACCAACGTCACCTTCACCGCCACATCAGGCGGCGTCAGGACCAACCCTCGCTACCGCGCCAACGGCACCGGAGCCACAGGCACCATGAAGATCCTAAGACAAGGCTCCAACGCCACAATCACGGCGCACGTCAAGGACCGCTTCGACGATGAAGATTCGAGACGGATCATGTTCGGAGTCGGCACCGGCGTCGTGTTCAACACCGACGTTGCGATCTCGGGCGCCGGAACAGAGCGGGCGGTCGTCTCCTTCTGGGGATCGACAGGAACAAACCCCCTTCAGCTCCTCGCTCGGTTCGAGGACGTAAACCTTGGCGGCACGGACGAAGAGGACTTCGGCACCAACCATCTCTACGTAGACCGAGCCCGCTTCGGGGTTGCGGAGGAAGAGTCCTCCTCTGACCTCTGGGACCTTTACGTCGACCAGATTAGCGTGACCAACCGGGGCGTGAACTTCTACCGAGACCACAACGTTATCGGAGAGTGGCTGCCACAGGTCTTCTACCACGCGCCCAAAGGCACCCCCGTACAGCGCGACCTCCTCCTCCAGGACGGTAGAGCCGCCATCATTCCAGGGGACACGTACACGCTCGGCGCATTCGTCCGGGCCCGCATGAACCAGACTCAGCCACTCAGGCCACTCGTCGCTACGTGCCACAGGAGAGATAAGCACGGGAAGACGCTGCGCTATGAGATGGGCGACGTGACGAACACCACAGGCCTCACCGGCATAAACCCTTGGGCCGAATACAGTCTTACCTTCGAGGTGCCAGAGGACTGCTACCACGTCACGCTCGAATCCAAAGACGTTGGTGGAGCCGAAGTAGTTATGCAAGAGGTGACATTCTCCCCCGGCTCATCGCCAAAGAGGTCCTACCTCTACGCCACCAGCGGGCAATACACGGCCACCCAAAGAGTGGCCACCCCCGACGCCGATCAGAACCTTAAGTTCTGGACCCACGACATCATCCACATCGACGCCAACGTCCACAACGAGCTCGACGAGGTAACAGGAACACCACTCACTACCTCGCTCGTGGAAATGCGATCTGCCGACCCACTCGCCAACGACTCCACTCAGCCTGACCCGGCCACGTGGACCAGCTTCCAGACGGACTGGAAACTCGTAGCAGAGAAAGACTTCGTGCAGACGCGAGTCACCCTCACAGGACCAGGCCACCTTACGCCTGTGATACCCACCGGAGATCCCCACGTCGAGTACATACTTCGCTTCGGCAAAAAACGACTCTCCACCTTCCTTGACACGGACCGCACGGAGCTCCCCGGCGGGGCAGCTTTTGAGAACCTCGAGGAGTTCACGTACCGCGAGCCCCAGAGTCGCAAAAGGCTCCCATCGGGCCAGCTCTATGACGAGCCCACGATCTTCGAAGCTGTCGGCCATCTGCCGGAGTATACGGTTATCGTCTACACCTCGGAAGCCCGCGAGTACATTGAGGAGAACTGGCGAGAAGAGTTCGTAGTGGAGCAATTCGGCCGCCACGCCCTCACCGTCAAGCTCCCAGAACAACCCGAGTTCAAGCGAGACATGCTCCAGGTAAACCAGGAGCAGGGCCAGCGCTATTCCATCTGGAAAGCGAAGATCCCCCCGAACCAGGTAACACAGGTCAGGCGCCTGAAAGAACGCTCGGAGTACCCCTAATGCTTCGCCTCGCCTCGGACCTTAACCAGCGCAAAGTCCGCCAGGCGATCGAGGCAGCAGCAGACGGCGAACGCTACGAGGTACGCCTCGGACTCTTCGCCTCAGGCGAGGACTACTCTGAACGCTTCGAGAAGGGCGAATGGGGCCAGCACGAGCAGGCCATCACGCTCGACGCCTCAATCACCGGCTACGTGCCGAGAACCTTCGTGGATAAGAAAGTCAACCTCTATGTAGAGGTAGACGGAGTCCTCATCCCCCAGGTCCCCGCCCAGAAGTCCGCCATCCTTCCCTCAGACGACGCCTACTCAACAGACATCCTCGCCTCCTCAGCAGCCTCCCTTGCCACCGGAGAGGACGCCATCAAGCTAGGCAGCTTCACCGAGTACCGCGGCCTAAGACCAGAGAAGGTGGCCTTCGATGCCCTACGCCGACTGCCCTACCGCAAGAACTTGATCGACGTATCCGGAGTCAAGGGCATGGTCCTCAACTGGTACGGCTCCGGAGTCACATCTCAAGGCGGCTTCGAGGCCCAAGAACCCGTAGGAGCCGTCCTCTCGCGCCTGAAGGACCCCGAAGGAGTCGCCTACGACTTCCAGGACACCGCATTCGGAGGAGTCAAAGCCAGAAGGCTCGACCCCTTGCGCTTCCCCAACGGCGACGCCCCCGACTACCACTACCGACAGTACACCTCAGATCAGTTCGCTGACTGGGACCTAGGCAGACCCACCCCACCATCCGAACGCTTCTCCCACATCCGCGTCTACAAGACCGACCCCATAACAGGACGCCTCGCATGGGAGCACGTCGAAGAAGTCCAGTACCCGCCCTTCGTCACCCCACCGCAAAAACACAGGACCAAAGAGATCCGCTGGCCCGACACCCAGGACGACGAAGACGCCCAGAGATGGACCGCCCGCGAACGCTGCGTCAAAGAAGCCATGTTCCAGGCGCGGCTCATCTGCGAAGGCGACGAGCTGACGCTGCCGGCCTTCGACCCGCTACTAGAACGCCGCGATCCCATCTGGGTAGTCGAGCAATTCGCAGACGGCGAGGACGCCTTCTACGAGACGAGCTGGCGACTCAGGGTATCCGATTACCGCCACACCTTCGGCCAGGGCACGACGCGCAACTCCCACGTCGGCAGCCTGGACACCACCGTGGGATACCAGGCCGCGATCCTCTCGGAAGAGAAGATAAAACGCGGCTTCACCTTCCTTTCACCCCTAACCCGTACCAACGGATCGGTCGCACTCACAACACCCCTGTACGGCGTCCTGCCGGCAGACGAACTCTACTTCAACACCCCGACAGCATTTGCGTCCGTGACAGGAGACGACGTGATATTCGACTCAGCTTCAGGCGGCAGCTCGGCCATAGCCAGCGCCTCCGATGACATCGTGGTAAGCCAATGAGCGAGATAGCCCGCACATTCACCAAAGCCGCCCTCAGCCGCATCAGCGCAGGCACCCAGGGCGCAAAGCTCATAGGCGCAACGCTCGCCGGCTACTCCGGCCTCAACGTCCAGGACCTCCTCGACGAACTCAAGACCGCCGTAGCCTCCAAGGTTTCCACCTCAGACGCACGCCTCTCCGACGCGAGGACCCCCGTGCAGGCAACCGAGACCGTAGTGGGAGGCGGCGAGGTCGCCACCACCACCGAGGCCCGCACCGGAACCGACGACCAGCGCATCATGACGCCACTAAAGGCGATACAGCTGCGCTCCCTCGGAGCCTTCCGAGCATCCAAGAGCGCCAACCAAACGGGCATAGTGACCTCCACTAACACCAAGATCACCTACGACACCGAGGAGCTGGACGCCTCAGGCTGGTACGACCCCACCACCTCGCGCTTTACACCGCTAAGGGCCGGCTGGTATCGCATCAGAGCACAGGCAAGAATCGCCTCCTCCGTGGACGCGACCAAGATCGAGATGTTTGTCTACAAGAACGGCACCTTCTCCAGCGAACTCGGACGGTTCACCCTCATGCCATCAGCCACAGCCCAGCTCGCCTCCGGCGTCGTCGACACCCTGGTCTCCTTCAACGGCACAACAGACTTCGTGGAGATAGGGATATTCCAGACCTCCGGAGCCAATGCCCAGGTCAACCTCGGAACCTCACACACCTTCATAGAAGGCTACTTCCACAGCTCCTAAGAGAAAGGCTTATACACGCATGGCACCCGCCAACATGCCCTCTCTTGGGCAGGCACTAGAGCACCTCAAACCCGAAGCCGTCCCCAACCGCGACTACATGGTCGCAGACGCCCTGGACGGAGAAGGCCCCAAGATCGTCCACTGGGACCAGCAGGCCCTAGGACCTCGGCCCACCGAAAGCGACATCGCCCAGGCACAGCTGACCGCCGCCGCGGCCCTCACCAAGCAACGCGTGAAGGATGAGGGCATCGCCCTGGCCGTCGCTCCCATGCTCGAAGGCACTACCGACGAGGATATGAAGTGGGAGGCCCTTCAGATCATAGCCATCAAGATCGCAGCCATAGCCGGCGAGGCCGAGCTAGTCCCACCCGCCCTCAAAGACGCCGTGGACCAGAAGTTCACCTCACTGGTATCGGCAGGCCTCGAATGGGCCACCAAATCCGCCCAGGTCGACGCCATCGTAGGGCAGACAACCGACACCCCAGCCCAGCGTGTCGAGGACCTCGAGGAAGTCACCTTCGAGCTATGAGCCGTCGCTTCCACAACGCCGTAAAAGAGCGCCAGAGCACACAGTCCCAGGCCGACCGCCTAAAGGAACAGCTAGGACAGCAGGGCGCACTCTCAGACGCACTCAGCTTGCCCCTGATCGGAAGCGTCTCCATGTGGGCTGGAGCACAAGCACCCGACGACGACCGCTTCCTCCTGTGCGACGCCTCCGTCTACCCAGCCTCCGAGTACCCGGACCTCTACGCCGTCATAGGCGAGACCTGGAACAACGGATCCGAGGACGCCGGAACCTTCCGGGTCCCCGACACACCGGGGAGGACCATCGTCGGCGCAGGAGCCGGAAGCGGTCTGACCAACAGGCAACCAGCCCAGAAGTTCGGAAACGAAGCCGTGGGCCTCTCCGTGGAGCAGCTCCCTGCCCACAACCACACCGGGGCGACAGGCAACTCCGGAAACCACAGCCACGAGTGGTCCGTCACCTCAGCCTCCAACGCCCCGACATCCGGTTCGACCCAGATCGTCAAGGACACCGCATCCCCCGGCAACGGCTCAGGCGGAGGCGGCACCAACAACCGGAACACCTCCACAGAACCATCCCACTCGCACTCCATCCCCAGCGTGGGCTCCGGAGAGCAACACAGCAGCATGCAGCCCTCCGTAGCCATGCACATGATTATCCGCGCCAAACTCTAGATACCCTAAGGACCAACGAGAACCCATGGACCCCAAAGAAGCTGGCCGACCCCAGGACTACCAGCTCCTCGAGCAGACCATCCTGGTCAGGGAGCGACTCACGGCCATCGAGACCAAACTAGACGACCTCTCGGAGACCAAGAAGTACGCACGAGACGCATGGTCCCTCTCCCAGGAGAACGCCCAAGACATAGCGGAAATCAAAGACGCCAACCGCTGGCTCTTTCGGACCATGGTCGGCCTCATCATCGCCATCATCCTCAAGTTCTTCTACGACATCGTAATGCCCATTTTGAGCTAACGACAGAGCATCCCCAGCTACCCCACCCACGCTAAGGAGTCACACAATGCTCACAGTATCCCCAGACACCAACGCCTACCGCTTCATGCTCTACATCGAAAAGGCCATCCGTAGCGGCGTCGACTACTACGTCTGGCCCGGTGGCACCATCCCCTCCCAGGAGGGAGCATGGGCCGAGAACATGCCAGCACCCCCACCCCGCTCCATCGAGCTGTGTTATTGCGCCGGCGTCGGCAACCTCCTCTACCGCCTCGAGGGCAAGAGGATCCCAATCGCCCAGCGCCAGAGCGAGCTATACGACGGAGGCGTCGCAGCCTACTTCGGAAGCCCTGCCCTGCCGCAGATAGGAGCTGGCTACTTCGCCGGCTTCATGCACGACTTCGACCTCGAGACAGCCAAGAGGTGGGCCAGAGAAACCCGCTCCATCGTCCTCATCGGCAAGAAGTACACCGGAGTGCCACTCGCCCTGCAGGGCCACGTAGCCTTCGTCCTGCCGAGCGGATACGTCCTCCAGTCTGACCCGGTTCGCGGCCTGAACTGGGACGTCACACTCGAGCAAAGCCACGCCGTCGTGGGCTACACGATCATGGTCCACCCGCGCGACCACATCGAGTACCCCGGCGACAAGGTGCACGCCGGCGGCATAGACAAAACCCTCAGACGATTTTAGGAGAGTAGAGAACCCTCATGGACAAAAAGACCATGGCCCTAGCAGTCAAGTACCTCGGCCTCGCCATCTGCATCGGCATCGTAGCCGAGATGGTGATCGCCGTAGCCACGGGCCACTCAGAAAAAGCCATCGACGACCTCTCGACACTAGCCTTCGGCGCTCTGGCCGCCCTGGCAGGAATCCTCCAGCACGAGAGATCATAGCCCTAAGCTCCCCCCACGCGTAGCCACGCATCCACGCATCGCATCTCAAATGGATGACCGCTACACACGAAGGGACTGATTTATTATCAACCTCAAACGCGTCCTACTCATAATGGCCTTCGGCGTCCTCGTTGCGATAATCGCATCGATAGGCGTAAGCGCCGAGAAGCCACACAAAGCGGAAGCCACCTTTCTAAGCTCCGCCGAGAAGGGCAGGCTGGTCTACGCAGCCGGTAAGAAATACATAGGAACACCCTACGTCTCCCAAGGCCTCTACTCAGGCTACGGGATGGATTGCTCGGAGTTCACACTGACCGCCTACAAGCAGGCATTAGGCATTCGCCTCTACGACTCCCCCGCATCCCAGATGAGCAGGGGCCGCTGGGTCTCCAACCCCCGCAAAGGCGACCTCCTATTCTGGAGCGAAGACCGCAGCGGATACCCGACCCACGTCGGCCTCGCCCGCGGCGACGCTCTTATGACCCTACACGCCTCCTCCTACTTCGGAAGAGTCGTGGTTTCGGACGGCTCCTACATCCCAGGATACATAGGCGCCAAGCGCCTCGTATAGCCGAACCCCGCTACCTAAGCTACAATGTCACTCGGTTGCTCCACAAGACGAGCGTCGAGCAGGGGGTAGCGAGTATGGGGCCTTAGTAGAAACGAGCAAAGCACCACGGAGCCTCCTAAAAACTAATCGTGCCAATAGCAGGTCTACGTAGTTTGCTTTTTAGCCGTCCACAATCGGCATGAGGCTCTGACAATCGAATAGGAAACAGGGAACCCCCCTCCGTAGCCAGAGCTCGGAGGGGGGTGTTTTTTCGTGCTCGCTTCGCTAACCCCGGATAGACATAGCAGACCCGCTCGCCCAGTAAAGCCCCGCTCCGCGAGGCTTGACAGGGCATCGCTAGGGCCTGCTCGAGGAGGAAGGACTGCTAACAAGGAAGGAGGTGAGAATACCGTGTCAACCCTACTTAAGAGGATGGAGGACAACAGCTCGGCCCGCGTCCAGGACGGCGTAGAGGTCTTCGACCTATTCACCGGCGAGTCCTACTACGGACTCAACATGAAGATCATCCTGGCCGAAGCCTCCCAGCAAGAGCGAGACGCCATCCGCGCCGTCGCCCAGCGTGCCCACGCCTGGAGGCTAAACCACGCATGAGAAGACTCACGCGAGCACACCTGTTCTGAAAGGAGCACACCAACATATGGAGCAGCACACCTACTCCATCAGAGTGTCCCGCTCAGCCTACGAGAAGAACCCCCTCAAGGTCATAGCGGAAGCCACCCGACAGGCCCAGGCCGAGAATGCCCTCCACGAGCTCGTCGCCACCGAGCAGCTCACCGACACGGAGGCAGGCTTTCGCTACCAGAAGTCCGGCGGAACCTTCACTCTCGTCGTGTGGACCAACTCCCGCGAGGACATGCAGGATATCGAGAACATCCTGCACGAGCGCTACACATGGCTCGACGTCCCCCCAGTCATGACGAGCGCCCGCGGAGAGTTCGCCGATGGGTGAGAAGAAAGCCCCACGGACCATCAGCATCTCGCCGGCGGGAGCCGCCTTCTACCGGGCCCTGAAGGCCGAGATAGAGCGCCCGACCAAGCGCACGCAGAACCTCCTCATCGACCTGGACGAGCAGATCACCCAGGTCCACGACATGGGAGCACCGACCTCGGCCCTAACCGACGCACTCGACGCCCTGTGGGACCACCTCATAGCCCAGAAGTTCGCCGTCCCACTGACGGACCTCGAGCTCCAACAAAGGAGGGCGTCATGAACCAACGCATCCCCTGGCAGTGTCTCTACGCCCACATCTTCGAGATAAGCGAAGAACAGGCCGAGTACGGAACCCACATAGTCCGCTACCCGTTCGCCATCCAGATCGGCCTACCCGACGGACCGGAGATCTGGGACCGCGAGCTAGGGAACCTCACCACCCAGGGCGACACGCCCAACGAAGCCATCTGCGCCATGGTCAAAGTCCTGACCCTCATGGACTACCGCGGCGGCATCGAAGTGTGGGGCGAGGAGCACGCCCACTTCGGGTACATCGACTTCGAACCCGAAAAGCCCAAGATCCGACTAAACTGGACCGAGATCTCGCTCATGTACGGCTTCAGCCCGGCGGACCCAGACACGAAAGGAGCACCATGCTAGTAGACATCAACACCGTCTTCGACCGCACCACCCTGGTCATCAAGACCAAAGTGGACAAGACCATCGACGACGAACAGACAATCGTCTACCTAACGCTCAAGGGATACCCCAAGGAGGCAACCACCCTACGCGTAGCCGACACGGAGATCATGCACCGCCTCAGCGTAGACCAGCTGCGCTACCTCGTCGGCAAGGCGACCGAGGTCCTAAACGAAATCAACGAAACCGAGCAGACCCAAGAGCTGCCCCAGTAGGCACCACCATCCCTTTACGCCAGAAGGAAAGGAGCCGCCATCCATAACGGAGTGCACTACCAGCCCAGCGCAGAGGAACGCAAGGAGCTGATGGCCCACACAGCCATAGGAGGAATCCTCGTGTTCACGGCCTCAGAAGAGGAGAACCCACTCGAGCAGACATTCCTCGTCCACCGCAACGACGGTCTCGCCAGAGGCTACCTCATCCGCTACGAGTCACCTCACACCGCACAGCGCATCTCACCAGAGGAGCTCGACCTCATGCTCAAGATCTACGAAGGGAGCATCACCCCCTTCTCCTGAAAGGAGCCATCATCACCAAATACGAGGTCCTCATGACCTCCCACTCCCGCGACATAACCACGAACATCACACTTGAGGCCCCCTCCGCCATAGGCGCGATGGAGGAGACCCTCTTCACCTACGGCGAGGACCACTGGATCCTCGCCGCCTACCCCCTAGGCGAGCGCGTCGACCAGTGGCGCCTCATCTACGCCGACTATTGGGAGCGCAATCCCCCCGCACGCTACACCTCCCTGGAGCAGGCGCTCAGGGAAAACGAACAAGACGGCGAGATCCTCGTCGCCATACCCGCCTAGAGAAAGGACGCATAACGTGCCCGAGCACATCTGTTGCGGCTTCACAGCCCCGACCCTCGAGGAAGTGCGAGAGCACATCCGAGGCGACTCCTGCCCCGAGATCCTCAAGCTCAGGAACGCCCCGGCCACCGTCGTGGACATAGGCGGCAAGCGGATCGTCGCCGGAAGCCCCAGGGCAGTCGACAAATACTTCAACGAGAAAGGAACGACCTAAGCCATGGCTATAAACCGCCGAAAGCGAGACGGCACCATCCTCACCACCTACTACCAGTCCAACGAAGAAGTCATGGAGATGGGCGATGAGGGACTCATGGGCGAGGGCATGACAGGCGAAACCTGCGCCCGCATAATGACCGGCTTCGCCGCAGACAACCTCAACTCCGACACCACCTACTCGCACATCCCCTGGTGCGAGCATGACGAGGAAACAGACATCTCCCGCTTCGCCATTGCCGACCAGGACCACGACACCCTGATCGTCACCGTCGAAGCCCACGAGGACCACTACGAGCGCCAGTCCATGTGGCGTAAGTACCTCCGCGACAACCCCACCCAGGCCGACCCTCACCTGGTCAGGGAGCTACGAGACGAGCGCACCACGCTCTCCATCGCGGCGAGGAAGATCCTCGACACCATCGACACCAACCTGGAGCTGGTCTCCTCCGGAGTAAACTACCACTACGGCCGAAAGCAGGAACTCGCCCAGCTCAGGCAGTCCTTCCTCGATCTCGTAAGGGACATGGGCATCCAGGCGTGGGTCACCAGGCACTTCAAGCGATGACGGATTCCTACGCAGCCACCATAAAGGACGTCCACTGCCCACTATGCAAGGCGCACAAAGGCTCACCCTGCAAGCGCCCCTCCGGACACACCGTCTTCGGAGGGGATTTCCACAAGGACCGCAAAGAGCGCCACGCCTTCGTGATGACCCTCGACCAGAAGCAGGACCAGGGCTACCACGGCGCCCGCCGCCTGGCCTCACTCCTACTGAAGGTAGAGTGCCCTCTGTGCAAATCACCAGAGGGCCGCGAATGCGACATGCCCGTAACCCTCTACGACTACCACTACCACCGCCTCGCGGCGTACTTCGAGATGAGAGGCATCGACCTGCAGTCGCGCTCACAGAAACCCTACACACACTGGCCCGACGCAGACGACTACGAGAAGTGGGGCATCTTCATGCACCGCTCCAGCGGAAACCAACAGTACGGCTCCAAACCCGTAAAGATGCCAGCCTCGGGCCGCCTAGCTACTTTCAGCCGCTTCGAGGACGCATACCACTGGGAAGCCAAGCTGGAGAACAACCACCGCTGGCGCCAGAAGAACCGCGGATGCCTCGGAGTATTCCCCATGTGGCTCGCCTCCAACGGCACGTGGGCACACCACGAATACTGAAGAAGAAGGGAACTAGCCTACTCGCTCCGCCGCGTCAAGAGGAGTCTTGACCCGGCTCTCACTCGCGGCTGTATAACGAAAGAAGTTATGAGAAAACGAGGTTTCTAAGGAAGGAGTCGCTTTGTAACCAACGTCGGACCCGACCGGGCCGGGACCATCCCTGATCCCGGCCCACACTCCCTCCGTCATGCACCAACGTACGAAAGGATAACCAATAATGGCCGTCACGTTCAACCAAGTCACCCTCGCCGGGAACCTCACGAGGGACCCCGAGCTGCGCTTCACCAACGATGGAGTCCCGGTCTGCCAGATCGGTCTCGCCGTCAACGACCCCTACTCCAAGAACGATCGCGTCGACTTCTTCGACATCTCGATCTGGCGCGAGCTGGGTGAGTCCGTCGCCAACTACAAGAAGAAGGGCGACCCCATCCTGCTCACCGGTAGGCTGCGCTACCGCACCTGGGACGCCCAGGACGGCTCCAAGAGAAGCAAGGTCGACGTCGAGGCCACGCAGGTCCAGTTCCTCTACGGTCCCGAGGGCTCACCCCAGCGAAGCTCCCAACAGCGCGGGAGCAGCCAAGGCCGACAGAACCAGACTCAGCAGGACTCCGGCGACTTCTCAGATGCCGACTTTGAGGACATACCCTTCTAGGATAGCCACCAACTAAAACCCAATGGCAACAAAGGGCCGCGCTCCAGCGAAGCTACCGCTGGGAGCGCGGCCCTTTTTGTCGTGAGAGGACACCCACCCTATGGACCCCGTAATCCAGAACCTCAACCTGATTACCATGATCTTCCAGCGCGCCGCCATCCTCGCCAGCATCGGAGTCAAGCAAGCCGGACACGGCGGATACTCCAACGGCACCTTCAACACTATGGAGCTGCGTATGCCAGACGGCATGGAACTCTACCTCGAGATCCGCGAGTCCCAGGACGACAACTACCAGATAGCCCGCTACGAGGACCACTCGTGAGCTATCCACCCACCCTCATAGAGGACGCCGAGATAAGAACCTACAGCGTCCACCCCACAGACCAGATCACCATCGAGTACCGCGGCACGGGCTCCTGGTGCGTCGCCCTCGCCGGCGGACTCGTCATGCACTCCACTGGCCAGTGGGTCTACGAACGCAGCCCCTCCAACCGGACCCCCGGCTTCCTACACCACACCCGCTACTCCACCCCACAGGAGGCCCTGGACGCCCTAAACCGAATGCTACCGGCACTAGAAGGGAGGTGAAACCATGGCCAAGAGCTACATCCCCAGACGAGATCTCCCCAAGCCCAACCTCAAGATCGACTTCGTTGCCGCCGTCGTGTTCATCATGTTCGGCATCTTTATCGCGCTACACGTAGTCGCCGGCAACATGATCGTCCCAAACATCGTCGACGTTCAGCGCACACTCAAGAACAGCCACGCACAAGGCCCCATGTGCGTCCCTGACCCCTCAGTCCAATTTGCCACTAGCAACACCGACTCGGACTGACTACCCTCAGGGGATGATCCTCCAACAAACGAGGACCGGCGGGGACTCATTGCTGATGACGGCCCCGCCGAATCCCCCCTGCTACAGCCCCAGACAAAGGAGCTACACGTGAGGATAGACTATTACTCAGAAGAAAAACACGGAGAGGTCGAAGGCTCAGCCGTCGACAACGACGTCCTGGACTCCTCCAAATCCATCCTGAAAGCAACACCCTTCGGAGCCCGACCCGGCGAGACCAAGCTCGTCGGCCTCCAGCAGTGGTTCACCCCCGAGCCGATAGCCCGCTTCGCAGCGGCCATCCTCGGACCCTCAACCCCTGTTCTGGACTTCACCGCAGGCTCCGGCGCAATGCTCCAGCACTTCGGTGAAGAGTTCCGCTTCGGCGTAGAGCTCGACCCCCGCATGGTGGAGAAGACCAAGGCCAACGGCGCATACAACGTCCTGCAGGCCGACGTCCAGCGCGCCGTACCGATGATGAGGGCCGTGGATATGAACTTCTACGCCATCGCCATCAACCCACCATTCGGCCTCACCTGGTCAGACAAGATCCACGGCGGCGGCTCCATGCCTTCCGTGAAGCTGTCCTACCTGTGGGCACAGGATCTCCTAGCCCGCGCCGGCCAGGGCCTCATGCTCTGCGACCGCGACGATCTGGCCAAGAACGTCCTACGCACTGACAAAGAAGGCGGCATCTACGCCGTCATAGACCTCGAGGGACAGGTCTTCGAGGGGGTCACCACCAAGACGGCAATCGCACTGTTCTTGCACCACGAGAACGTCGGAGGCTACCGCTACGAGGGCCGCAAGCACTTTTCCGCGAGCAAAGACGAGCTGCTCTCCCTGGTCGACGACATAACCCGCCAGCGGCAGTCCGCCCAGAAGTACATGATCCACAACCGTGGCTTCCACCACACCTCGGTCCCCGAGGTCATCGGCAACGACTGGAACGCCCTCAAAACCGAGTATGCCCGGCGCAAGAAGCTCCAGGAGAAAGGCAAGAGCGCCATCAAGAACGACCTGGAGCTGAAGGGGAAGAAGGTTCACGTCTACCTCAACCCCTACGCCAGGACCCTACTCGCCAAGAAGGGCGACCTGACCGGCATAGAGCTGCTTCACGGACAGCCTGTCAACTACTTCGCCACGAACTTGCGCGACTGGAAGAAGGCCCAGGACGCAGAAGACGCCCGCCTCATCACCATAGGCGACCCACTGAAGAAGGCAATCGAGGCGGTCAAGGCTCAGGCCCAAAAGACCACGACGCCCCTCTTCCCGGTCCGCCGCGCCATGCGCTTAGGCTGGCTCGAGGACGTCCACGAGATCACCTGCACCACCTCAGATCCGGCCCGTGGCTTCGAGGCAGGCAAAACCTACCGCATAGCCACCCAGAAGCAGGTCCACACCGAGAAGTACGAAGAACCCCGTGAGGACCGCAAGAAGAAGCGCAAGGTGCTAAGGCAGTTCGAGCGCCAGCGCAAACTCCTGCACGTCAAGATCTCCAACGGCACAGAAGTCCACGACTTCGACGAGAAGACCACGAACATCGACTACCTCGAGAAGCACTTCGATATCCCCGACCCCGGGGACGTGGCCACGCTCTATAGCACCGAGTACGAGGCGAACATCGCCCTACTCGGGGAGATCCAGGAAGACATCCGGATACACCATCGGGCCTATCACGACGAGAACACCCCGGATGAGCCCTACGAGCCCTTTGCCTTCAAGCAATTCCAGATGGACCATATGGCTCGCCTGCTCGTCAAGGAGAGAGGGCTCCTCGCACACGAACAAGGCCTTGGGAAAACCCTCATGCTCATGACCCTGGCCGAGGCCATGCTCCGTAAGGGCGTAAAGCCAAACGTCCTTTTTGTCGTCCCGCAGGACCTCATACCCCAGTGGGCGCGCGAAGCCAAGAGGTTCTTCGGTCGGACCATGGAGCAGATAGCGACAGTAAAGAAGGCACGAGAAGTCCAGCGCCGCCTCGAAGGCGAGCGCAACAACATCAGTGGTGAGTGGATCCACGAGCCCGAGAACGGCTGGTTCATCACCCACTACGAAACACTCTCCCGCGTCGGCAGGAAGTACGAGCGCCTGCCCGAGGTTCCGCTGCTTCCACAGACGCGCCTCCAGAGGGACGTCCGCCTTTTCAAGGAAGCCAAGAAGGCGGTCAGTGACCACCACGTACTCCATCAAATCGAGGCCACCCCGAAAGAGCTGCGCAAGAAGGTCCGCGCCGAGATGGATCGGCTCTCCGAAAGCGGAGCTGATGACCACCTCATAGAGGAGTCTCTGCTTCAGGCCATGATCGACCGCTACGCCGCCCAAGGCAAAGAGCTGACCTACAACCAAGTCGAGAAGGCCCGCAAAACGCCGGCAACCTCAAAGTGGGCGTGCCCTCTTTGTCGTAACGACTCTGCCCACGGCTGGACCGGAGAGGTCTGCCGCAAGGAGCCCCACAACGGCTACTTCGGCTGTGGCTACGTCCACCGCGCCAAGCGCTACAAGTCGGGCTACGCCCACCTCGGAAAGGCCTTTATCGACGGCGTGATCTGCGTCGACGAACTCTCCGAGATCCGCGGCAACAGCTCCCAACGCTCGCAAGCCCTCAGGGCACTCGCGCGGGGCAAGCACAAGTTCGGCGGCACCGGAACTCCCCTTAGCAATTACGTCAACGATTGCTTCTGGGGACTGTGGTGGACACTTGGGAATTCCTCTCTGGCATTTCCCTACGACTATAAAGGCGGGCGTACTAAATTCGAAGAAGATTTCTGCGTCGTCGAATATCTTCTCGGGGAGGAGGGCTCGTCGCGCGAGGGTCAGCGCGAGCAGAAGAAGATCCTTCCGATGATAACCAACGTCTCCCAATTCTGGAGACTCACACAGCCAGGCGTCTCCAGGTGCCGCAAAGAGCAGACCGGCGAGCCACTTGTGCCTAGGACGTATCACCTCGTTCAGGTTCCCATGGGCCTAGCCCAGAAGCAAATGCAACGCTTCACGCTCGCCCACTTCGCAAACTGGTTCGAGTGGGAGAACCCCGACCACCCGATGGTCCTCTACCAGATGCACGAGAAGTACCAGATGGGCCTCGGCGCCCGCTGGTGGCTGGAGCGCACCGCGACCCTACCCACCACACTCGACCAGCTTAAGGGCGTTCCCTCAGAGCGCCACGGCGAAACGTGGCCAGTCCCTTACGCCCGCTATCCGGACGGCCCTAACAAGGGAGAACGCGTCTACCCCTGGGTAGAGGACATCTCGGACTGGACGCCGGCGAACCTCAAGGTCCTGCAAATCGCCATCGAGCACGCCGAGAAGGGCGAAAAGGTCCTGATCGGTTCCGACCTCATCACCACCGGACAGTGGCTCTCGGAGAAGCTGGCCGAGAAAGGTGTCTCCACCGTCCACATAGCCGAGGACAAAAACGGCAAGATGATAACCAAGGCCCCGAAGAAGCGGGCCAAGGAAGTCTCTGCCTTCACCAACGGCGACGCCCAGGTCATGTGCGCCGGCATCGCCGCGATGAAGCTAGGCCACAACATGGACAAAGCCACCACGGTCATAGTCCACGGCCTACCTGATTCCTTCATGATGCTCGACCAGTTCATAGCGCGTGTCCACAGGCTCACCTCCAAGAACCCGGTCAACGTCTACGTCGTGGTTCCCGAAGACTCCCTCGCGGAGAAGAAGTGGGAGCTGCTAAAAGACAAGGGCGGCACCTCAGATCTCGCCTTCGACGGCGAGCTCATGCTCCAGCAGGAGGAGGAAGTCGACTGGGAAGAGGTCCTCAGGCAGATGAAGGAGCGTGGCGTCCACTTCGACGGTTCCGAGGTCCACGAGGCCGACGTCGAAGCACAGTGGGAGAACCTCTCCTACACCGCGCCCAAGCACCTCCAGGCGAAGCCCCGCAAGCTTCACGAGCCCGCTCTAGCGCCCTACGAGCCCAAGGTAGCCCAGGACCAAAACGGACACCGCAGGCCCTCAGAAGGGCTCCTCAGCCGCCTGGCGGCAAAAGAGGACGCCCCAACCGAAGGGCTCGCCCGCAAGAAGCGTACCAAGGTATCGGAGACCGTCGTCTCCCTCGAGGAGCACGAGAAGAACAAGGCCATCAAGGAAGGCCGCATGAAAGCCGCGCCGAAGAAGAAGCGCCGAGCTTCGCTGGCGGCCACCGGCACGGACGCCATGTTCGACTTTACCGACGACGGCACCATCGACTATGCCCAGGACGCCC